GGCCGCGCCGACCGCTCCACTGGCCGCGGCCGTCATCGGTGCCAACGCGGTGCTCGCAGACCCTGCGACCGAGCTGCCCGACGCTGCGCCGGTGGCGTCCTGCAGCGTCGAGCTCGCCGTGCATGCGACACCGCGCGCGCCCGCGGCGGCCCCGGTCATCTGGTCCAGCGTCGCCGCGGCAGTCGACGTCACAGACGAGCCGGCCGCAGCTCCGGTCATCGCGCTGAAGGTGGCGGAGGCTGTGCCGGCGACTCCGTGGGCGCCGGTGGCCGAGCCCGTCATCGTGTCGAGCGTGTCGGAACCGGAGCCGACGACCTCCGAGCCGGCGGCTGCGCCGGTCATGGTGGCGAACGTCGCAGCGCCCGTGCCGATGACCGTGCTGCCGCTCGCCGCCCCGACCATGTCCGCGAGCGTGGTGGCGACGGTCCCGGTGACGGTCGAACCCGCCGCCGCCCCGGTCATGTTGTCGAGCTGGCTCGTCTGCCCGAGCGGCAGGACGTCGACGCTCTCGATGAGGATCGGCGGGTTCGGGTCGTTGAACCCCTGAACCATCTGCCACTGCGTACGCGAGTAGGGGAACGAGCCGCGCGCGGTGACGACGATGCGGCCGTTGCTCACGGTCTACCCGTATGCCGTCTCGAACTGGCCCGTGTAGGTGGTCGCCGTCGTCGAGGGCTTGTTCGTCTCGAGCAGCGCAAGGCAGGCGTTGTCGAAGATGCGCTGCAGGTTGAAGCTCGTGTTGATGCCGTCGGCGATGCAGGTCATGTTCGCGATGGGGCACGGCATCCAGGCGATCGGATGGCCGACGACGAAGTTGATGACGCCGGTCGCGACGGACGCGCTGCACTGCATCTGCGTGAGCGCCTTCACGCCGGAGTCGCCGGATGCGAGCGGGAAGAACCACGAGCCCGTCGGGTGGTCGAGGCGGTCGACGATGGCGCTCGCGTTGCCCGTCATCGAAGGGAAGCTCTGCGCCGTCGTGCCCGCCTGATTCGTGTATTGGCAGACGGTCCAGTTGTGCGCCGTGGCGGCGAGCGCGGTGCCTCCGACCTCGACGAAGCAGAAGTTGCCGCCGATGGAGTCGGCCGCGCCGCCGGTCGTGTTCTGGTACCTCGAGAACGTGCCGGTGACGGCCTCGGTGCTCGTCGACGCCATCGTCTTCAGCACATGGAACAGGCGGTCGTAGAGCAGGAGCGTGTTGCCGGCCTGCGAGGCGACCGGGTACCCGACGACGAAGTGCTGCGTGTCGGTCGACACGTTCGTCAACGGGAACGCACCAACCGTCGCCGACGTCGTCGCCGTTCCGCCCGGAGCGGAGCCCGGCGCCGCGCCCGCGACGGGCTGGTTGCCCAGCCGCCAGAGTGTCGAGGTCACCGCGACGACGCCCGTCGGGCCGACCTTGTTGAACTGGAAGACCTGACGCTTGCCGTTGGCCGTCGCCTCGCTGATGAGGTCCGACAGCGACGCGAAGCCGTTGAGGCGGGAGCCCGCGGCGCGCGCGACGCGGCGGTACATCTTGAAGACGCGCTCCGCGGCGTCGAGCGCGGAGGCGAACTTGCCGGTCTTGATGCGCCCGACGAAGTCGCCGTCACGCGTCGCGTAGACGCTGCCGGGCACGCCGGCGATCGCGATGGGCGGCCCATACCAATGAGTGCCCGTGCCCTCTTTGCTGCCGCCGCCGTGCGTCATCGCGCGCGACATGCGCTCGACGGCGTCCTTCCCGAGCCAGCGCTCAAGCTGGCCCGAGTGCGTCGAGCGGCCACCGGCGAGCAGGAGTGCGCTCACGCGACCTCTTTGAGCGCGAGGTTGTAGACCTCGCCGTTGCAGTCGATGAGCGCGACCGGCGTGTCCTTGCCGTCGCGCGTGCACTCCCAGACCTCACCGAGCAGCACCGGCACCTCGTCGAACACCTGCTTCCCGTCCTCGCCCCTGACGACGCGGCCGTCCTCGTCGACGCGCAGCACCTTGCGCGTGCCGGCGACCGGCGCCTTCACCAAGAGCACGCGGCCCTTGTGTAGCTCGTGCCGCGCGGTCGTCGCGCGCATGAATAGGCCGACCTCGGCCTTCTCCACCTTCCACTGCTCGCCGCTGTAGCGCATCACGCGTTCCCTTCGGTGTAGGTGAAGCTCGAGCAGGCCACCGGGCCGCCCGAGACGATCGACGTCGTGTTCAGGTTCAGGTCCGAGCCCGACGTGCCGACGGTCCCCTGGGCGATGCACGTCGAGCCGTCCGACTTGTACAGCCGGTAGAAGCTCGCGGTACCGGTCGCGTTCGCGCTCGACTCCGTGGCGATGGCGCTGGCGGTGAGCTGCGCCGACGACGAGCCCGCGGCGAACGGCGAGCCGCACACGAGCTCGGCGAGCTTGTTGTTGCCCGACAGCGAGGCGTTCGCGCTCGCGGGGGGCGTGCCGTCGTAGATGCGCAGCAGCCCCGCGTTCCCGATCTGCGTGGTGATGGCGTCGAGCTTCGCGTTGCGCACCGCGGTGGCGAGGGAGACGGTCATGCCGCGAGACTACTCAGGTCGCGTCGGGCTGCACCAGCCCCATGGTGCATCGGCAGTCGGGGTGCGCTGGCGGCCGGTCGAAGTAGTCGTCCGCTTCCTCCGAGTAGAACTGCTCGTCGATGGGCACCGGGTCCGACTCGCCGAGGTCCTCGCAGATGGGGCAGGTGCGCGACGAACCCTCGGCGTAGATCCACTGCTTCTGCATACCCTTCGGGATCAGCCCATCGCCCTGCGCCTGCCGCCACGAGTCGAGCACGCCCTGGTTCGAGGCCGTCATCGTCTCGGTGCGCGCGATGAGCTCGGCGCGGTACGAGAGGAGCCGCGTCGCGTACGCCTCCGCCTGGGCCGACACGACGTCGACGGACGCGCCGGCGTTCGTCATCGCCATCACCTGATTGTCGACGGCCCGCCAGAGCCTGTCCCCGAGCGACAGCGTCTCGCGCAGAGACAGCGCCGTCTGCTGCACCGTCTGGCCGTCGACGAAACCGGCCTCGACGACCTCACGGATGCGCTCGCGCGCGGCGTCGGTGATGTTCGTCACCAGCATCGCGCCCTCGCGGCGGACGAAGTCCTCGCTGAACGGGTTGCGCAGGTCGAACGACGTGTCGAGGTCCGCGTCGACGTCGTCGCCCGCCTTGCGGACGAGATGCTTGAACGGGTGGATCACCGTCGGCGCAGCGGGCCGGATGCGCAGCGGCACGCCCCGCGGCCGTTCGATGCCGGACGCCTTGATGCGCCGCAACTCGGCGTTGCCGGCCTCGGCGACCTTCGTGCGCAGCGCGTCCTCGAACGCGGCGCCCAGGTCCATGCTGATGGCCTTCCATCTGTGGTCCGACGTGAGCGGGTACGCGTTGCGCGTCGCGACGGCACGGGCCAGCTGCTCGACGGTGAACATCTCGCGCATGCGCTTGGCCGCGTCGAGCATCGCCGTGCGGAACGCCGTCTCGAACGCGTCGGTCGGCCGGGCCGCGGCGATGGCGCGCGCCTTGTTGACGGCGCGGAACACGGTCAGTCCTCCGCGGCCGGTCCGACGGTCGGCGGCTTGGGTGCCTTCGGTGCGCCGATGGGCTTCGCCGACGCTGGCGGCTTCGGCTTGGTGGGCTTCGGCGGCGAAGCCGGTCGCGGAGGCTTCGCCGCTCCCGGCGTCGTGGTCGCCCCGGGCTTGGTGCCGGCGGCCGGGGCGGGCGTCTGGCCCGGCGGCGTCGGTGCGCTGGCGGGTTTGGGCGCCGGCTTGTCCGGCACCTCCGGCAGCTTCGCCATCTCGCGCAGCTTGCGCTCGAGCCCGTCGTCCGGCGTCAGCACGCCCGCGCCGACGAGCAGGTTGATGAACTGCGCGATGTCGTTCAGCGGCGGCGCCTCGATGTCGCCGTAGACGACCTTCGGGTAGTCCTCGGGCTGGAACCCGTTCAGCGCCATCAGCCGCGGGATGAGGTAGCGGTTGATGGTGCTGGCGATGTTCTCCATGTGCCCCGACAGCGCCATCGTGAACAGCGAGGTCTTCGTCGACGCGAGGGACCACGAACCGACGTTGTCCGTCCCGAGGAAGATGAACTCCGCGAGCATCGTCATGGCGATGCGCTGCTCGTGCCGCGTGACGACAGCTGACGTGTCGATGGCGCGACGGCCGCCGGTGGAGAGAAGCGAGAGCTTGTAGCCGGTCGATACCCTCGCGCTCGTCGCGGCGGATCTGCTGAACGAGGTTCTGGTACGACTGCCGCGCCGCGAGTTGCTGCCCGCTCGCCGCGGGGTCCATCAGCTGCCACGGGAGCTCGATGACGGGCAGGCCGGTCAGGTCGCGCTCGATGCCGATGGCCTCGATCTCCTCGATGCGCTTGCCGAAGTACCAAGGCCGGTAAGCGTTGCGCAGAAGCGAGCGACCCTCAGGGTTGTTCTTCCGCGACGTCGTGCGGAAGAGGAGCGCGCGGTTGATGGGGATGAAGACGGTGCCCTTGCCGCTGTACGGGTCCATCTGCCAGAGCCCGAGCGTCGTGCCGTCGGTGTCGAACTCCCAGCAGTACAGGGTGTCCTGCGAGCGGATGCTCAGCTTGCGGAGCCCGACACGGCCGTCGTTGAAGCGCGATTTGAACCGCGGATCGTCGCTGTTGCCTTTGCGGATCTTGAACACCGTCTCGAAATAGCTCCACCCGTGCGGCATCATGGAGAGCACCTCGGCGATGAACTCGTCCCAGGTGTGCGCCATGTCCTCGAACACCTCGTCGAGGAACTGCGCGGCGAACTTCGCGCCGGGCGTCTCGCGGCCGGGTTCGACGCGCCACTCCACCTGACGGAGGAGCATCTCGACGACGTACAGCACGGCGCCGACGATGGGGCTGTTATCCGCCATCTCGCGGTAGACGCGGACCGCGCGCCGACCGGCGAGCTTCGTGAGGAGCTCCTCGTCGACGAACCCGCCGACCCGGCGCAGACCGGTCGAACCGATGGGCACGCTCAACGGCAGACCGCCGGGGCCGTCGCCGGTGCCCATCGCCGGGCTCGGGTTGGGCGCGGGCGACGAGGGCGTGAAGCCGGTGGACGGCGCGAGCGGCACGTTCGGCATGCCCAACGCCTGCGGCGGGAGTGTGAGCTGGTTGTCGCGCGGCGGCGGCTGCGAGACGGGCGCGGGCGAGCCGGCGAGCTGCGGAACCGCCTTGCTGAACCACGTAGAGGGCTTGTTCCAGGCCATCGTTCAGGCTCCGAGGGAGACGGTGAGCAGGACGCCGAGCGCGACGCCCGAGAGGATCAGGAACGCGTACTCCAACGGCCACCGGCGGCGCTCGCTCTGCATCGCGTCGAGCGCGGCTTCCAATTCCTTGAAACGAGCGCAGCGCGAGCAGTGCGTGTCCATGCCGGCAGGGTACCCTTTCAGTCGCGCCAGTGCGACTCCGACGCGCCTTCGAGCGGAACCGGCATCGGCGGCGGCGGCTGGTCTCCGCGGTCCTCGAGCAGCCACGCGTAGTCGCCCGCCGCGGCGTCGGCCTGATCCTTGTAACCGTTGGGCAGGTTGACGAGCTCGCTCACGAAGTCGTGGTTCCACGGGCCGCGCACGAGGTACACGCCGCCGACGCGAGCGAGCCCGGCGAGGGGCCGCCACATCTCCTCCTTGGAGCCCGTCTTGTGGTGGTCGACGACGTTCCAGCCCTTCAGCGTGCGTGAGGCGTAGCCGCGCACGACGGCCTTCCCGGACGAGCCGGGCTCGCGCTCGAACACTTGGTCGACCGCCTTCCCGTCGAGCTCCGCCGTGGACTTCACGAAGACCTCGACGTCGCCGGGCTCGAGACGCGCGCGCACCGCGTCTGCGATGACGAGCCGGACGCTGCCCGCGTCGTCGAACCAGAGCCCGGCCTTCACGCCCGCGCTCCACGCGGGGTCCTTGCCCTTGTTCTCTTCGAGGTCCGGGTCCGTGCCGGCGAGGTCCCAATACCGCGACAGCCGCACGCCGGGCGGCACGTCGTCGAGGAACTTGCCGAACCATTCGCGCTTGAAGATCTTCCCCGACGGCTCCGCGTCCCAGTCGCCGTCCGCGTACCACGCGTACTCCACCGGATCGAGCTGCGCGAGGTTGAGCAGGTACGACGGCGCGAGCGACGGGTTGTCGGAGAGGAACGCCGGGACGAAATGCGCGCCCTGCGGCACGACGCCCAACTGCCGTGCGATGTCGACGACCTGCGACGACGGCGGCGACTGGAAGATGGCGACACCTTCGCGGAGGCCCTTGCGCCACGCGCTGTAGCTCGCGTCGGTGCCGAGCTGCCGCGCGTTGTCGATGAAGCGCGCCTTCACCCAACGATGGCCGCGCCCGCCGGGGTTGGTGTTCGCGCGCATGCGCGTGGGGATCTTCGCGTCGGTGGAGCGCAGGCGGCTGAAGAGGAACACGTAGTCGCCTTCGTCCCACTCGGTCAGTTCTTCCACGCCGATGAACTGGAACGCCGGGCCCTTCCATTTGTCGCGGTCGTTGACGTGCTTCAGGTGGCCGAAGCTGATGGTGGCGCCCGACGGGAAG